TTCGTAGACCAAAGATGTAAGGAAAGTTTAGCAGCACTCGATCAATATCAGTGGGACCCCAATCCGAATTTGGCACGAGAAAAACCAAAACATAACATGGCGTCACATATGGCCGATGCGTTACGATATGCAATGTATTCATTTGAGACGTCTTCTACTGGTTTCTGAAAGGACCACAGAAAAATAGTAGTTGACAATTTAGTTCCCCCACGATATAATTTCGTTAATAAAAAGTAGTAGATTTAAAGATGACAGAGCTAAAACGAGATCCCGTAAAGTATATTCGGGATAAGGCAAAAGCCAGGTACGAAAAAGGAACAGAGTGCTATATCTGTGGAGCTGATGCCGAACTCGACTTTCATCACTATTATAGTTTGAGTCCGTTACTTCAAAAGTGGGTCAAAGAGAAAGGCTACTTTATGGAGGACATTCGGAACTTTCGGGATGAGTTTATAAATGAGCATATTGAAGAACTGTACGAAGAAACTGTCACCATATGCCATGCGCACCACTTAAAATTACATTCTATTTACGGGCGAAACCCAACACTACATTCAGCGCCTAAACAAAAACGTTGGGTAGAGATTCAAAGAGGAAAGCATGGCTTGGTATAACTTCTGGAAAGATGAAAGTGTAGAGGAGAAATTAAATCCCGCACAGCCATACTTTGACCATAAGATTGAAGCTCCTCGTGAAAAGCACGTTAACTATGAGCGAGCTTACGAAGACTTAGAGATTGTAAATCGCGGCGTTAACATGATTGTTGACGACTGTGCAGAAATTGACGCAAAAGTCGGTGGTCAACTAAATACAACTAGTGTTGTAAAGAACATTAAAAGATCGCGTGTTAATCTTTTGCTGAATAAAGAGCCGAATCTTTTTCAAGATATTAGCACCTTTCGACGTAATTTAATTACTGATTACTTACTTGATGGAAATATTTTTATTTATTTTGATGGAGTACATCTCTATCATCTCCCAGCAAGTAAAATGCACATTCATGCAAGTGAAACTACTTACATTGAGAAGTTTACTTATAATGAAACAATTAATTACTCTCCTAATGAGATTATTCATGTAAAAGAAAATTCTTTTTACTCAATCTATCGAGGAGTATCAAGATTAAAGCCTGCACTTCGTACTATGGTTCTTATGAAAAATATGCGAGAGTTTCAGGATAACTTTTTTAAGAACGGAGCAGTTCCAGGTCTTGTACTCAAATCACCAAATACTCTTTCAGAGAAAATTAAAGAGCGAATGATTCAGTCTTGGACTGCACGGTATCGACCAGATGCAGGGGGTCGTAGACCTCTTATTCTCGATGGCGGAATTGAAGTGGATAGTATTTCAAATGTCAACTTTAAAGAGCTTGACTTTCAATCGGCAATTACAGAAAACGAAAAAATTATTTTGAAGTCGCTTGGTATTCCACCGATTCTTTTAGATTCTGGAAACAATGCGAACCTTCGACCAAATATGAGACTTTACTACTTGGAGACAATTCTTCCAATAGTAAGAAAACTAAATTTTGCTTTAGAAAGGTTTTTTGGGTTTGAAATTATCGAAGATGCCACTAATATTCCTGCGCTACAGCCGGAGTTAAGAGACCAAGCACAGTACTACTCTGCTCTAGTGAATACAGGAATTATTACCCCAAATGAAGCAAGAGAAGCAATTAATTTTGCCCCTATTGAAGGATTCGACGACCTTAGAGTACCTGCAAATATTGCGGGCAGTGCGGTAAATCCAGATGAAGGCGGAAGGCCTACAGAAGAAGGAGAAACTAATGGCGAGAGCTAGAGCGCGAATGGCAGTACTACAAGATATTGCGATGCATATGCTTGAAGTAGGTCATGTAATGACTAGACATGAATGGGAAAAAGATTCAAATGTTCCGGTTAGAATTGGACTTATTTTTAATCTTTTTGGTAACTGGCCTCGAATGGTAGGCATTCTTGAAAATGAAATGCCTGATGCTTGGAAGCAGATTAATGCTCCCAAGAAATCTCCGAAGCCAAAAACTGACCCAAAGCCTAAGGCGGCCCCTAAAAAGGACCCCCTTGAAGCTTTGAGCAAGGCTGCTCCGGCAGACACTAAGAGTGAAGACTGATGGAAAAGATTTTTAATCTTACCTCCACCTTTAAAGCACTAGACGAAGATGATGGAAGCATTCATATCTGCGGTATGGCAAGTACACATGATGAGGATCGTGCAAATGATGTTATTATGGCAGAAGCTTGGACAAAAGGTGGACTTCGCAATTTTGAAAAGAACCCTATTATTCTTTTCAATCATGATTATAATAAGCCTATTGGTAGAGCCACAGGACTTAAAGTCACTGATAATGGACTTGAACTAAAGGCAAAAATTTCTAAATCTGCGCCAGATTCTGTGGCACAGTTAGTAAAAGAAGGCATTCTTGGAGCTTTTTCTGTTGGTTTCCGAGTCAAGGATGCTGATTACCTAGCGGAAACTGACGGTTTAAAGATTAAGGATGCTGAGTTGTTTGAAGTATCGGTTGTATCGGTACCTTGCAATCAAGCAGCAACTTTTTCTCTGGCGAAGTCATTTGACTCTATGGAAGAGTATAATGAGTTCAAGAAAACTTTCACCAATCGTGTAGATCTAGCCGGTCAGTCTCTGGCTAAGGACGAAAAATCATCGTTAGCTAGTGACACACCGGACGAAGCGGAAAAATCCGCAAGAGAGGAGATCAAAATGTCGGAAGAAGTAAAAACTCCCGAAATCGACTTGGAAGCTTTTGCGAAGAAAGTAGCAGAGGAGACTGCTGCTAAGATCGCAATGAAGCAAGCTGAGTCAAAGGCTGCCGAAGAAAAGGCCGCCCAAGAAGCTGCTGAGAAAGCTCAGGTAGAAGCCGAAGCTAAAGCTCAGCAAGAAGAAGAAGTTAAGACAGCTATTAAGACAGGCATCGAGTCAGGTGCTGACCGTCTGTTGGCTGATGTGCAAGCAGATCTGAACAAGCGTAATGCTGATATGGAAGAGACCCTTGCCAAGTATAAGAGTGAGCTCGAAGAGAAGTCAGAAGAAATCTCTAAAATGCGTGATTCAAAGCGTGTATTCGCTGACCGCGTTGAAAAGTCTGACATCAGTAAGTGGGGTCGTGACTTTTTGACCGCTCATATGCTGGGTGTAATGACTCGTAAAGGTTGGAACACTGATTTTGCTCAGGACCTGCAGCAGAAGGCTGGCGTAAACTACGCTGCTAACGCTGCTGACATCGACCAGGAAGTTTCTTCTCTGATCGAAAAGGAAATCATGCATGAGCTGAAAGTAGCTCGACTGTTCCGTGAGATTCCTGTCAATGGTGGTGCAACTGTACTGCCGATCCAAACTGACGCAGGCAAAGCTGCTTGGGCAACCGCAGCTACCAGCGGCAACTTGGAGAACCGTCCTCAGGTAACTGCTAACCAGTATAACGCGAAGCAAGTAGTACTTAATGCTTATCGTCTGGTTTCTAGCACCTTTATGGACAATGACGTAGACGAGCAGGTACTCATCAACTTGATGCCTATGCTGATCGAATCAGTAGCTCGTGCTCATGGTCGTGCAGTAGAAGACGTTATCCTCAATGGTAACGGTACTATTTCTGGTCTCGACAACTATGCAGCTACGCATGCTACTACCCTGTCAATTGGTTCTTCAACTCGACTGACTTCAGGCGTACTGCTGGCAGCTCGCGAAGACATGGGTAAGTATGGTCTGAACCCTGCTGATATGGCTTTTGTTGTTAGCCAGAATAGCTACTTTGACCTGTTGAATGATGCTAACTTCCAGACTCTGGATGAAGTTGGTTCTGATTTGGCAGCACGAGTAGTGGGCACTATCGGTGCAGTTTACGGTACTCCCGTAGTTGTATCTGAAGAGTTCCCGTCAGAGGCTGCAGGCGCTCCGGCTGCTTTCGCAGTTAATACCCGTAACTACGTTACTCCTCGACTCCGAGGTGTATCAGTTGAGCAAGACTACGAAGTCATGAACCAGCGTCGTGTAATCGTAGCTTCTCAGTCACTTGGCTTCGAAGAAATTCTGCCTGGTGATGGTGCAGGTAACGAGCCTTCTGTTAAGATCGATTTCGCAGCTTAATAGAAACGCTTTTTATAAACTGGGGAGGGCTTCCTCCCCAAGTTTTTATTAATTGACTTATGGCAGATTTAATTACTTTAGCAGAGTATAAAGAAATAGAAGGAATTAGCAGTCCTAAAGAAGACCTGCGTCTAGCAACTTTAGTTCCTTCTGTGAGTCAATTAGTAAAAACTTATTGTGGTAATTCATTAATAGATTACTATTCTACTAATAAAGTTGAACTTTTTAGTATAAATTGGGCTACTCATATAGTACAACTTACAGAAAGCCCTGTAAATACGATAGTATCAGTAGAAAAAAGAGATTCAGTAGATGAAAATTATTCTACTGTTCCAACTACTGAGTATTATTTGGATGCGTCCACAGACAGCGTACTTTATGTAACGGGGCGTACTTATAAAAATTGGCCACAAGGAGCGGGGTCAGTAAGAGTTACTTATACCGCAGGATATAGTAGTTGCCCCGAAGATTTAAAACTAGCAGTGGTAGACCTTATTACTTATTATTTAAGAGATGAGCACAAAGAAAGAAGAACTTTAGGCGGAGCCAGCATACAAAATCAAGGCTCAACTAGTTTAGCGAACAGTGTAGCATTTCCGGATCATATCAAGCGAGTGCTTGATTTGTATAAAAACTTTTAATGAGCTCTAATAGTATTAGAGAAGAAGTAAGTTTAAAGCTTCTACAGGATGTAGAACGAGCGGAAAGAAATATTGTTTCTGAAGCTGCTCGAAAAGTCTTATCTACAAAAGAAGCAAGTCAGTGTCTAATATTAGATAGAAAAGCTGTGTCTGCTTTAGTTTTAGGTATGGAAGCAGGTATAGGAAGAAAACTAACAACGTACGAGCGTAAAAAGTATCGAGCGGAAGTTAAGGAACATTTTATTACAACTTCTAAACCTTTTCCTGATATTTCAGGAAAGACATATTTTGTAAATATTTTAGCACAAAATCGACTATCTTTAGGTAGAAATATATTTTTTCTCGGCACTGATTTTGCAGGTATAAAAAAGAAGTACCACGAATTTAACGAAGATTTTATTACTAGAACTAAAACATTACAGAATACAAAATACGACAGAAAAAAGCCGGGCTCAGAGGTCCAATTTGACCACGGAGCAGAAGGAACTGCTGTAGGCTCTCTCGGCGGCGGCGCTGCTGCAGTAGCAGTTGCATTGGACAGAGGCGTAGACTTTGCAAAACTTCAAAAAGTTGCAGGAGATAACTTAGCAGCAATTATTGATAGTCAGTTTAATAATTTATCTAAAAGCGCTAAGTCAAAAGTGTATACAAGGCTATTTGATATAATTGTAAATTGGGACCAAGTAGTAACAGAGTCCGGAGGACTAAATGCAGGAGTAGGGGTAATTATTCGTCCTATAAAAACAAAACAAAACTTAGGGCGTTCAGATTTAGAGAAAAAAGAAATGAACGCTCTTTTGGACGCAATTGATGCTACTGTACAAGAAATCGATTGGACAGAAGTACGGGGCTCTAGCAATGCTCGAGAAAAAGCACAAAAAGCAGCCGTTGATAGAATAGTAAAACCTTTAAAAAAAGTAGTTAAAGATAATCCAGGTTCTTCTATAGAAATAGACAAAGAACTAAAACAAATTCAACTAAAAACATCTGCAAAAGTAAAGACGCAGAGTAAAAAAAGTAGTCCAGTAAAAGCAAAGTCTTCAAGAAAAAATAGAGGAAAACTAGCAGGGCCTATAGTAGCAAAGTCTGGGGGAAGGAGAAAACCTCGAGAATCTAATTTTAAAACTTTACAGCTTATAGGATTGTTAAATGCGGCACTACCAAAAACAGTAGCAAAAAATATGGGCAGTCCTAGACTAAATTACAGAACAGGAAGATTTGCAGGAAGTGTAAGAGTTACAGATATTACTTTAACTGCAAAAGGGCACCCAAGTATTGGGTATACTTATCAAAAAAATCCTTACCAAGTTTTTGAATCTTCAAGCGGATCTAAGTTTTCTAGTGTAGATAGGGACCCCAGGAGCCTTATTGATTACTCTATTAGAGAAATAGCAGCACAACAAGCAATTGGTAGACTCTTTACCAGGAGAATTTAATGGCAGCAAGAACTTATACTTCTAGAAGGGCAAATATAGTAGAAGCTCTTGCAGAGAAATTAAAAAATATTGATGGGTCTGGAGCATATTTATCTGATGTTGCTAATAATGTTCATCCATATTTAAAGTTTTGGGACGAAGTAGAAGATTTTCCAGCAATTCATTTAAATGCTGGAAGTGAAACAAGAGAGTACCAAGGAGGGGGCTACAAGGATAGATTTTTATCAGTAACTATTCGTTGCTATGTTCAAGAGGAAGAAGCGCAGAATGCACTTAATGCTCTTATGGAAGACATTGAAACGGTTATTGAAGAAAACTCAAATTTACAATATTTTGACAAGCAAAATAATGAGTTTAATTGTCAACAAATCACAATCATTAGTATTGACACTGATGAAGGTGTACTAGAGCCTCTAGGCGTAGGAGAAATTCTTATAGAGGTTCGATACTAGAAACGACTGGCAAGAACAAATGTTCACGTCCACGTCCTTTCAATACGCATAGGAGATATTACTATGGCAGAACAACTATATTTTAGCCGCGACAGTAAATGCTTCATCGAATTTGACGGTGTAGTATGGGAAATTCCTGTTCTGGACGGCTTTAGCTTTTCGCAAGCAAACAATAGCTCAGAAATTACACTTTCAGAGATGGAATCTTCTGCAGGAGT